TCGATGTCGGCGTGCCGGACCCCGTAGGTCGCCGCGCTGGTGCGGTTCGTGAACGGGCCGAGGGTGGCGTCGTTCGCGACCCACTCGCCGGAGTCGTTGAGGACGGCGTCGTGGTTCGCGAACGACAGGTCGTTCACGAGCGCGCGGGTGTCGTAGGTCCGGGTCAGGTCCGTGTAGTAGCGGGCGCGGGGGTCGATCCCGGCCGCATCCTCGGTGTCGACGAGGCGCAGGCGGACGGGGCGGGCTTGCGCGGTCCAGTTCGACTGCTCGACGCGCACGACGTTGTCACGGTCGACGTACCAACGGCCGGCGGAGGAGTTGACGGCGAGCTGGAGGTGCTTGTCGAGGGTCGACTCGTAGACGGTGCGGGCCATGACGGGCCATTGGGCGGTGTCGTAGGTGCCGGGTGCGAACGCCCACGCGCCGGTGTAGGACGCCATAATGCGGCGCACCCGCCCGGCCCACGAGTCGATCGCGAGGGCACCGTTTCGTGAGATCCCGGCGAGGTCGCGGACGGCGTCCACGCACGGGACGGAGACGAAGAACGACATCGGGCCGGGTCCGGTGGGCTTGCGCCACGTGTCGGTGAGGTCACCGACGGCGCCGGTGTAGGCGACGGTCTCGGTGAGCTTCGACCGGACACGGATCGGTAGGTTGGGGCGCAGCCCGAGGCCGGGTGCGGCGCCCTGGTCGGCCTTCACGGTGAGGGTCGCGGTGCCGACCTGGGTCGTGGTCTCGACGCCGTCGGTGTCGGCGCCGCGGTCGATCACGAGCCCGGTCGCGTTGGTGAGGTAGTCCGTCCATGCGGTCGCGGTCGCCCGGGACCCGAGGCGCCCGGTCCCGAGGGTGTCGGTGTCGAGGCGGAACCCGTCGGTGCCGGGGGTGAGGATCTGCACGGCGAGCTGGTCGATCAGGTGCCGGTCGTCCACGAGGTAGAGCGCGATCCGGGACAGGTACAGGCCGTCTCCCGCGTCGCTCGTGATGACCTGGTTGATGGTGGGCACGAACGGGTCGTCGGTGGGGTCGAGGTTCGCGGCGGCCATGTAACGGTCCGTGGACAGGCCGTTGATGCCGCCCGTGCCGCCAGGAATCCCGAGGTAGATCGACACGTCGATGCTGACGGGGCTCACGGACACGGGAAGGCCGGACCGCCGGTCGGGGGACTCGACGGCGTCCACGACGAGGACGTACCGGCCCGCGGGGGTGTCGGCGGTGTCGAGGGCTTCACGCTGGAGCGTGCCGTACTCGTCGTGTACGTCGTAGGGGTCGGCGGTGATCTTGAGGAGCCCGTCGTCGGTGGCGGTCATGGTGACGTTCGCGGCGCCGGTGACGGTCCACTTCGCGGCCTCGGTCGCGTCGTAGGTGTCGGCGGTCAGCTCGTAGATCAGGCCCACTGGAGCCTCCCACCGGACCGGACGAACTCGCCGATCGCTCCGACGACCTCGCGGCCGATCGCGGCCCGGTCGGTCGCGGGCGTCGCCTCGACCTTCACGGTGACGTAGACCTTCTGGCCGCCGAGGAGGTCGGGGTACTTGTCGAGCGGGATCACGGCCTCGCGCCCGCCGGGGTTGTCGCCGATCATCGCGAGCGTGGGGCCGGTCGTGATGCCGCCGGACGCGAGGTAGGGGATCTGCGGGACGCGGATCGTGCCGCCGCCCACGGTGTGCCCGAACGCGGAGAACGAGGGGATCGTGAACGACAGTCCGTTCCACCGGCCGATTATCCAGTTGAGCGCGGATCGAAAGGCGTCCTTGATTCCGTTCCACATGCCCGACGCGGCCGAGCGGATCTTGCCTGGCATGGACCGGACGAAGTTGACGACCGACCACAGGCGCCCCTTGACACCCCCGCCGCCGGACGAGTATGACCCGACGACGGCGGACAGGCCGCTCGTGATCCCGTGCCAGATGCCCTTAGCACCTGCGGTCACCTTGGCGGGCATCCCCTTAACGAAAGTGACAGCCTTGCCGAACCACGACGAAACGGCCGTCCACACGGCCTTCACCGCGGGAATGAACTTGTCCGTAAAGAAATCCTTGACCGCCTTCACGGACGTTTTGAACGCGGCGAACGCGGCCGTGACGATCTTCTTGCCAGTCTTGGTCTTGGTGAAGAACAGCACGAGCGCGGTCACGACAGCCGCAATCGCGAGCACGATCAGGCCGAGCGGGTTCGCGGACATGGCCGCGTTCCATGCCCACTGCACGGCGGTCGCGGTGAGCTTCGCGGCCTTGTCGAGCTTGAGGGCCTTAGCTACCTTCCCGAGGCCGGACCCCATCGCGGTCAGCGCGGACTTCCCACCTTCGATCGCGACGTTGAGGAGGTCGCCCGCGTCGGCGGCGGTCTGCATCCCGACGCCGAGCCCCTGCATCCCGGCACCGATCGGGCCGCCGACGACGTCGCCGAGCCCGGACAGCGCGCCGGCCGCCTGGGCGCCCTTCGAGGCAAGGGTGTCCGCGCCCTCGGCCGTGTTACCGAACGACGCGTCGATCGAGTTTCCCGCCGACTTTGCGTCGGCCTCCATCTTGTCGAACCCGGACGATACGTCCTTGGTCGCGTTCTGGAAATCCTTGTCGTCAGCAAGGATGGAAAATCGGATCGGACGACCGGCCATTACCTTTTCCTCCTTGTCGCGAGTTCTATAAATGCGTCCTTTTCGAGGACGGTTAGGGCGGGGTATTCGCTAGGTGCTACGCCTGTCAGGAGGCAGAACGCGGCCTTGTCACGCGCCCTCATGTAGCGGGCGCGTCGCCTTTTCCCTGGTCGGTGACGGGGTGCTCGGGGTCCAGCTCGGGGGCCTCGTCGGCGAACAGGCGCTCGGCCTCGCCGCCCGGCAGGCCCATCGCGGCCGAGTAGGCGGCGGGGTCCTTCATGCCCTGCCGCCGGGCGAGGGTGAAGATCATCGCGCGAGCGGCCTTGAGACCGCCGAGCTCGTCGGGCGCGCGGCCGAACGCCTTCTCGATCGCGGCCTCGTCCCACCCGGTAAGCGTCTTGGCGAACTCCTCGGCGGTCAGGTCGGTCGGTGCGATGGTGTCGCTCATGCGAGGTTCAGCCTTTCGATCAGGTCGCTGATGCCGTCCTCGAACATCTGCGGGGCGCGGGTGTCCATCTCGGCGTCGGTCTTGGCGATGAAGTTCGATGCGGTGATCCCACGTGCGGGCCACCCGTAGTTGATCGGCCCGGCGTAGGGCACACGTGCCTTCCCGGCCGTGACGACGGCCTTGCCCTTGGCGCGGTTCCCACGGATCGACGCGCGGAGCGCACCGGTCTTGACGGGGGCGTGGCGGGCCGCGATCTCAGCGCCGGTGCGGGCGATGGACGCCATGACGTCCTTCAGGTCATCGACCTCGACGCCGAGCTTCACGAGATCCCGGGTCGTCTCGCGGAGCCCTTCGATCGCGACCGCCACGGGTCAGCCCTCGGCGCCGTAGGTGCCCGTGGTCACGAGCGTGGGCTTCGCGGTGAACTTCCACTCCAGCTCGTTCGTGAACCGGGCCGTGGTCGAGTCGTCCGCTTCGCCGCCCACGAGGGTCCCGTCGGGCTCGGCGACCGTCACGGTCCCGGAGAACGCGGGGTTGGTCTCGGACAGGGTTCCGCCGCCGTAGGGGTTCAGGACGACGTCGATGTCCTCCCCGAGGTGAAGCCATACGAGGTTCCACAGGGACGTCGCGTCACCGGGGTCCTGCAACGCCGTGAACTTGAGGGTGTACTCCCGCTTGCCACCCTGCGACGCGTCGAAGAACGTCGTCACGTCGGAATCGGCGGCGGCGGACTCGATCGAACACTTTGTGACGTCCGCGTAGCGCTCGACGCCGTCGATGGTGACCTTGAGGGACCGGGTCCCCAGGGGCGTGCTGGACATGGTTGTGTTCCTTCCCTCACCCTTCGCGGGTGCCAGAGATCACGAGCCCGTCGACCTGGGCCTCGTCGTAGGTGATGGTCACGGGCGTGAGGGTCACGACCCGGAGAACAGGGGCGAGCGCGGCCAGGAGCGGACCTGACCACCGGTCGAGGAGCCGTTCAGCGTCCGCGTGGTCCTGCCCGAGCGGGACCACGACCTCCCACGTGTCAACGTAGAGCTTCGAGAACCGGGCGTCGGGGGCCTTCTGCGCGAGGCGCACGTACCCGCGCCCCGCCTTGGTGTACTGCTGGAGGTACGGGGTCACGGTCACGCCCGGCACGGTCGACGCGGCCTCGGCGATGTCGTCGCGGGCGGTCACGCGATCACGAGCTTCCGGTACGGGGCTTCGAGGCGGCGGACCTCGGCGTCGGTACCACCGACCCGGTTGGTCGCGACGTACCCGTCGGCCAGGGACGCCTGCACGCCGAGCGGCAGGCCGCGGAGCGCGAGGTTGTGGGCCACACGCCGGAACAGGGCCTCAGCGATGTCGTCCGCGTACACGTCGCCCGCGTCGGGGTCGTCGGGGTCGACCGGGATGATGGGGATCGTGCACACGGCGGCCTGCGCGGCGGTCTCGGCGGCGAGCGCGGACGAGATCTCGGCGTCGTCGGCGAGGCCGTCGGCGAGGTCGAGGTACGCCTTCACGGCGGCGAGGTCGGGCGGGGTCGTGGTCACGGGGTCACCTCCAGTCGTCGGGTCGAGCGAGGGCCGGTAGCGGGCGGCGGCGAGGGGGGCGCCGCCCGCTACCGGGGATCAGGCGGTCGCGTCGTACGTGATCTTGCGGATTCGGGCCGCGTCGAGGACGGCCGTCCCGACGTACCCGAAGACGCCGACGTTGGCCGTCGTCGCGACCGTGTCCGGGAGCGCGATCCGCTGCGCGGCGGACGCCCACACGCCACCGAACATCGGGTCGAACAGGTACGACTTCTGTCCCGTGCCGACCGCGCCGAGAGACTTCGCCGGGGTGAGGTTCCACCCGCCGACCGCGATCGACGCGAACCGGGCCGCGGTCGTGCCGTTCGCGTTGGACGGGGCGACCTGCGGGAACAGCGGGCGCCCGGCGTCGTCCTTCGCGGCGGCGAGCGCGGCGTACAGCTCGGCGTGACCGAGGAACCCGGTGAAGTTCTCGCCGCCGTCGATGAACGGCAGGAGCGCGAGCTTCCCGAGGAGCGCCTCGGCGAGCGCGGAGTCGACCGCGCCGGCGGCGATCGCGGTGCCGAGCTCGGCGGCCGTCGAACCGGTCAGGAGCGCGGCGGCCTTCGCCTCCAGCTGCGCCCGGTAGGAACGCTGGATCTGCGTCCAGATCAGGCCGGACACCTGCGGGGAGCCGCCCGCGTCCACGACCTCGCGCGTGATCTCGGCCTTGCCCGAGACGGCCGTCGGGGTGACGGTCTGCGAGGTCGCGGTGAACGTCCCGTTGTCGGGCTCGACGCCCTCCTCGTGGTCGTCCACGAGGCCGGACGAGCTGCCGAACTTCGGGACCACGAACGGCGTGATCGAGTTGAGCGAGCCCTTGTTGAGCGCGTCGAACACGGGCGTCCCGGGCACGAGCTGGTCGACGTACAGGTCAGGGCGGAAGTCGGCGGGCTTGAGCGCGCCGACGTCGGCCGAGTCCGTGGCCGCGAACTGCGCGGCCATGAACTCGTCCAGGCGCTGCTTCGCCTCGCCGTCCTTGAACCGGATCGCGGCGAACAGGTCCGAGCTGAAGTCGTGCTCGGACGGGCCGCCGTCGAACCGGTAGGGGAGCGGCTCGGTGACCTTCGGGGCGCCCTCGCCCGCGGCGGGCGGGGTCTCGCGCTCGGGGAGCTTCGCGGCGAGCGCGGCGAATCCCTCGGTGAGCTTCGTGTCGAGCGCGGCGAAGTCGACCGGGCCGGTCGACTCGGGAGCCTTCGAGTCCTTCGACTCGTCCTTCGTGTCCGGCATGGCGGACCCCTTCCTGGTGGTGTCGTCCGGCACGGCGGACGCCGCGACCGAGGTAACGCGCGCGTCATCGAACGCGGGCGCGGGAACGAGGGCGACATGCGCGATGGGGGCCGTGACGCCCCGGTTCACGCCGTCGCGGGTGGAGAACTTCGCGTCGGCGCCGAGGCCCATGGACAGGCCGTCCCAGACCTTGTCTTCGGCCATCGCGAGGGCGCGGTCGCCGTCGGCGCCGCGCGCGACCTTGAACGTCCCGACGACGCCGTCGTCGGTGCGCTCCAGCGCCGTCGCGTAGCCGACCGAGCGGGCGTAGTCGTGGGCGCCGCCCGTGAGCTTCACGCGGGACACGTCCTCGGGCCACGAGAACGCGGTCTCGCCGTCGAACACGAACCGGCCGACGGCGTTGGTGCCGACCTTCCCGAACGGGACGACGAGGCCACGGATCGTGCGGGCCTCGGTGTCGACCGAGAACACGGTCGACGTGGTCGTCTCGAACGTCATGGTGTCGCTCACGGCGTGACCTCCTGGGGGTCGGTGCGGGCGGGGATCTCGCCGACGTTGACGGGCTCGGTCGTGGGGGTGTCGGGCAGGTCGAGTGCGGGGCGGCCCTCGGCGGCGCGGACCTCGTTCTTGTCCGCGTACACGCCGACCTGGAGGCCGAGCTGGTACGCCTGGAACCGGGTGACGTCGTCGGATCGGAGCATGTCGGTGAAGTCGAGCTGGACCCGGTACCCGCGCGGGGTCACGTCGCCCATGGACAGGCGGTCCTCGAAAGCGACGACGTACCCGCGCAACGTGTCTTGGATGCGGGCCTGCTTGCGGTCGAACGCGTTGAAATAGGTCCGCGACGTCGTGGAGACGCCGAGGTCTTCGGGGTCGATCCCGGCCACGCGCGCGATCTCCAGCACGGCGTGCTCACGGGCCGACGAGAGCTGGAGCTGCTCCGGGTTCCACGCGTTCGAGTGGTACGTGAACGCGGCGGGCACGTAGGCCGTCGACCGCTGCGCGCGGGCCGCTTCCCACGCGTCCATCGCGACGTCCACGGCCTCCTGGGCGGGGTCGATGCCGTCGGTCGGGGTGAAGTAGTCGTTGGGCTGGTTGCCCGAGGAGTACCGGAGCGCGGCGGCGTCGAGCGCGATCGCGGACCGGATCGCTCGGGCGCCGGCCACGAGGAGCGGGTCGTTGGGGGAGTCGAACCGGATCAGGTCGAAGTCCGACGCGTACTCGTACACGACCCCGGAGTTCCCGGCCTTCGTGTAGTAGACCTTCCCGTCCTGCCGGACCGTGACGGTCCGGGGGTCGAGGCGGCGCACCTTCGCGGGGTACCCGTTCCAGGTGGTCTCGACGACGAGCCACCACGCGACGCCTTCTAGGAGCATGTCCTCGAACGTGCGGGCCATGGTCACCGACCGGGCGATGCCGCGCTCGGGCTGCTCCAGGAGCGAGGAGTACGCCTCGGTCTTGTCCGGCATGAACAGCTTCACGGGCAGGGACCCGAGGGTCGTCGCGATCAGGTCCCGGGCGCGCTTGACGGCCGGGACCTGCATCGCGGACCGGCGCCCGACCGGGGCCGAGGGGGCGGCGACGTCGTCGTAGGACGTGAGCCCGAAGAACGAGGCGGGGACGTCGTCGGCCGTGATCGGGCCAGAGAACGCGGGACCGGCGGCGTCACTGTCGAAGGACGTGATGTCGGGCACCCGCCCGAACAGCCTCGCAATCGCTCCCATGCCGCACACCATAGGTGCGCAAAAGCGCAACCCGCAACCATTCACGCACGCTCACGGCGTGTCGCAGTCAGGATGCGCGGCGGAACCGGGACGGGACGACGACGGTCGCGGCCCGTTCAGTGGGGGCGTCGGCGGCGGCCCACACGGCGGCCTTGAGCGCGTCCGCGCGGCCGGTCGACCGGATTCGCGGCCCGTCGGCGGACGGGGTGATGCGGAGCTCGGTGACCTGCCCGGCGAGGTGGGCGCCTCGGTCGTGGCGGATCTCGTCGTTCGCCAGCGCGCGTTGCAGGTCACCGACCGCGACCCGGGTCGTGCCCTGCCGCTTCGCGACCCGGACCCCGTTCGTGGCCCACGCGTCGTGGTCGGCGAGGGACGCGCCGACGACGACGCGCCGGGCGCACCCGTAGGTCGCGACCGCGGCGGCGGCGGCGTCGAGGTTCGGGAAGTCCTCGACCCGCACCACGGCCCGCCCGTCGAGCCGCCACGCGCGGGCGACCGAGACGCCGTCGGAGAACCACGCCTCGACGGCCACGGCTGCGGGCGGTCCCTGGACGGGGTCGAGGTCGACGCCGAGCGCGTCCCACGCCTCGGTGGTCACGACGGGCTCCCCGACGGTGCGCCGCTCGGCGAGGCGCCACACGTTGAGGTACTGCGCGGCGAACCCGGCCATGGGGTCGGGGTCGTCGAACTCGGGGTCCGTCTCGCCGCGCAGCGCCTTCGCGTACTTCGCGGCCATCATCTTGCGGCGGTCCTCGGTCCAGTGCGGCGACGCGGCACGCCACACCTCGGGGTCCCCGTAGTCGGCGTCCGGGGGCGCAGCCCACAACAGGAGCAGCACCTCGGGGTCGTCGCTCGTGATCGCGTCCGTGATCCGCTGCCGCATCATCGACCGGGCGCGCCGGTGCGCCGTCGAGGTCAGCACGAGCTGCGCCGACCGGCGCTCCAGGGTCGCGGGCTCGATCCCCTCATCGACCGTGTCGGGCTTCACGTCCCACGCCTCGTCCACGAGCCCGAGCGTCACGTCGTACCCGTACACGGCGTCCTGCGCGCGCACGAGCCAACGGTCACCGGCCGGGGTCTCCATCTGCTCCTTCCCGTTGCCGCGCGTGACCTCCCACCCGGCCCGCTCCTCGGCCCATCGCCACGCCCCGCGCTGAATCTCACGGCAGATCGCGACGTCCGACCCGGTGTGCACCACGGTCTGCACCTCGCCGAACAAGTCCGCGTTCGCCATGCGCCACAGGGTGCCCGCCCGCATCTTCACGGACTTCCCGATCCGACGCGGACCGGAGTCGATCACGACCCGATGGCACAACGACCCGTCCGCCCGGTGCTCCAACTGACGCACGAGCGAGAGCTTCTGCCACCACCGGAGCGTGATCCCGAGTTCCCACTCCGCCCACTCGACCGCGTCCCACCCGTAGGTACCGACCGCATCGGCCGGCACGGGCGTCATGAGCAGCGGCGGCGCCGCGTCCTGGGGAATGTCGAGGAGCGGAAGGAGCCACGAGGACCGCGCGAGGACGTCCGGGTCCCACAACAGGCCGGGCCTGTGGACAACAGGTCCGCGCGGC